ACTGCAGGATATCTGTAGTCATATGTATGCCAACCATACTCAGGGTATTTTAAATCATCAATAGACATAGCACCCTCGAGCTCTGGGTTCTCCTCTACCATACGATCAATTCTATCCTCATGATTTCCTAGTAGCATAAATAATTGGGCATCGTGTTTGCCTAATCCATCATTAAATTTCTTTAAGGCATCATGTGTATGATCTACATCTTTACGATATCTCCTACCTTCAAATGATTTCTTTTTCTTATCATAGCTGGACATAGATTCCATGCTTGCAAAGTCTCCCATACAGATTACTTTGTCTGCTTTAATATCCCTTGCCATACGTCCTGCCCAAATAAATCTTTCATTACTTGCACTAGGTGTACAGTGGGGATCTCCTATTACTAAGTGTGTTGTCATTAATTCAAATCCTTTTTATCTCTGTGTGTTATTAAGTCAATAACATTGTCTTCATTTTTACCATTAGTTTCTTCTGCCTTTTTCTTGAAAGCTTCAAAACCTTTTTGGTATAGATAGTCTGGCTCATCTATTGCTACCTGGACCATGCCCTTTGCTACATATGAGCAAACATCTCGTTCATCGTCAGGTTTAGAGTCAATGATGCCTAGAGTAAATCCGTTTTCATGTGGTGTTATTATAACTGACACAGATGAAAACAAATCTATGGGCGGTGTCTTCTCGGTCATATATGATCCACCATAAAGTCAATACCTTTTATCTTTTCATCATCTTCAGATACTCCAGTCTCAACTAACTTTTTTCTTTTAATTTGAAGGTCATGGACAGCATCATTAACATCTTTTTGTTGCTCTTCTGCCATAGTCTCAATCTCTTCATCAGTTATTCCGTGTGGGAATGTAATCATTTAGTTCTCCTTAATTAATGTTGTTGCTTTTATTATAGTTAAAAATGCCTCAAAGTCAATGACTAGTAATGGTTTTCTTCCATTCATTTTTAAGACTACAACTGGTTCAAGATTAGCATTTGATATTGCTTGGTCATAGGAATCATATAAACCTTTCCATGTCTCTTTATTCTTACACTCAATTGAGAATGGAAATAATTTCTGAGCATCTTTAGATAGCTTTATATCTACTCCAGACTCACCCATGATTGCACACCATATGTCATCATCTTTTTCTAAGCTAGGGAACGCACCCAGGAGTGCGTCCCTAACCCAGTTTTGTAGCCTTCGCCCCTTGGCTTTTCGACTGCGTACACTAGAAGCCATCATCTACCCTTGGATTTTTGACTTCAGTATACCAAACCCATTTAGGGTTTTTAGCTTGCGACTGCTGTTGTGGCAACAGTTGCAAGTTTTCTCCCCAACAAGGAAACTTGTAAGGGCAGAAACCGCATGTGCTATTCAAGACTCTATTACCTGTCTTTTGTTTTCTAAAAGATTCTTCTTCATCTTCATAGCACCTTTCAAATTCTTTATCATCTTCTATAGCTTTAGCATTTTTTCTTGCATCTGTCAATGCTTTATCTTTGTATTCATCATCAGCTATTGGTGTCTCTGTTACGACCCACTCACCTGTAGATTTATTAATTACTATCCAACCACCAAATGGTTTCTTTGTACCCTCTGCATACACATACCCTTGTGATGTATAACCAAAGGTATCATTACTTGCAACCTCATGGAATCCACCGTTCTCTCCAAACTTATTTGTAAATGACCATGGTGATGCACTCTTTATATCCCAAACTTTACCATCAATCTCCACATCTAAAGACCCAGAAATTTCTGTGTTATCTGTAGCCTTAAACTTTATTCGCTTTTGTTCTGATTCTATATTAACTCCAGCAGATTTCATAACTATAATAGCTAACTGCTCTACTAGATCACCAAACAAATTTCTCATCTTGGCATTGTAGGGTTGTCCTTCTCCTTTAATACCTTTCTTTTCCATCTGTAATTGACATAGAGGTCGCCCGATGTTTGAAGCTCTAAGACCAAACTCTTTATTTCTTTGGTCAGTAAATTGCTTGCGGAATGAATCAGCACAAGCTTTACCAAACTCTTCAATTAACTCATCAGGCACCTCTACCGCATCTTTCGATGCAGCTTCCAAGAACATCCTAACTTTTTCTAGGATGTCCTGACTCATGAAGACAACACTTCAATAGGATCGTCTTCAAGTTCTGCGTCAATGGCATCAGTAACCTTTACAGTAACTGGCTCTGCCTTTTTCGCTTGCCTCCAGAGTTCTACTATCTCCTCATTCTCTGTGTTAATGACTTCTTGGAAACCCAAAAGGATTTCCTTTTCTTTTTCCGTAAAGGAAAGTTCGTCATTGTCTACACTAATGTCGGACACATAGAACACATTACTTCCAGCCTTTTTCTTTTTAGTTTTAAGTGTAAGTGTATGATTAAACATAACCTTACCTCTTCGTCTAAGGCTTTCTATTGCTTCACCAACAGGTTTAAAATTACTACCTGTAACTTTCCAGAGTACAGGTAAGTTATCAACTTTAGCCTCTCCTCCACCTGCTAGTACACCATCAAAAGATACAGTACCATAGATTAGTCTGTAACATTTAACAGCTTTTTGTTTTGCTCTTTCTTCATCAGAAAGATTAGCAAGTTCCTTTGCAGGAATCTTACCACAACGAACACCACCTTTAATATCTATAGCCTCATCCTTCCAGGATTTAAATATAATACTACGATTGCTGTATTCATTTTTATCAGCATCATATTTCATATACTGATATGCGTTGATGAATGGCCTGAACGTAACAGGTTTACCATAAGCTATCCCATCTAACTCTGGAACATATGTTCCATAAGAACCAACAGGAACCTCTTGCCCATCATCATTTTCTGGAAATCTGTTTATGGATAACTTCGGTAAGAAGTTTCCAGTGGATGATTTCTCTTGTCCTATCATAGACATTATCTGTTCACTAGATAAATTATCTATGTTTGCTATTTCATTGTTTGTCATATAGACCTCCTTTATAATGAAATGAATTTACTATACACTATTTAATAATATAAGTCAATATAAAATATGACCTAATATTATAATATAAAATATTATCCCAACTACTATTAGATGGAACCAGAATTCGAATAGCTTCACAGTACTGCCCTTTCTATTATTATTTCGTTCATTTCTAGCCAATTATATCCTGCCTTAACCTCTGTGTCAAGGGGTACATTAAACTCAACATCATAAAAACTATGTAGTGATTCTATAACACTGCCCGTACCCTTTCTTAAAAGTCTAGTCATTAGTTTAACTTCATCTGGGTGTACATCTACTACAATAGAGTCATGTACAGTATTGATCATAAGACTTTTTACTTTATGCTCACCCATTAATTTATACACATTGATACATGCTATTGGTACTATGTCTGCTGTAGCAAATCCTTGAACAGGATAATTTTTTATCTGAGTTGAATAGCTTGAGCCTCCCCATGCTTGCCTTTGTGCATATGGAAAAGAATACTCACGACCTGATGGTAGCTTAATCTTTTTAAACTCAATAGCATTACTCTGTAGATTCTCATGCCACTTAGCAATGTCCTTATACTTCTCAAGGAATGCTTTATAGTATCTCTTCTGATCTTCTGTGCCTGACATGCCACCATACAATGGTTTAAATGTATGTGCCTTTGCTTCTTGCCTTGTTACCCCAATAGTATTGGCAGTAAACTGATGTACATCTACGCCATCATCAATGTCTTTCATGCCTTGCTTATCTTGTGCTAAAAATACAGCCGTTCTAAATTCTAATTGAGCAAAGTCTACCTCCATTATCTGACCACCTTTAAATCTAGATGTAATTACTTTGCGAATAGGGAATGTATTTCCTCTTGGTTGATTCTGGAAATTAGGATCACGACTTGATAGCCTTGCTGTAGCTGTAACACATTGCATAAACTTTGGATGTAGTATGCTATCAGCATTAACATGATCCCTTATTCCATTCACAAATGTATTCAAGTATGTATCTATAGCATTGTACCTAATAATTAAATCAACAAACTCTTTTAAATCTCCTCGTGCTCTAGTAGATAATCTTTGAAGTGTATCCCTATCTGTCTTGAACCCACCTTCAGCAACTTCTGATACACCAACTGGGAATTGATTAAACCCTGCAGTACGGCTAAGTTCTGAATAGACTATGCCTCTATCACATGCATCACACTTACTTAAGTTCTTGTAAGGATCTCCATTAACTTTATACTTTCGTATTAATCCTTGACCAGAACATTTGCTGCACTGACTAGCAGATGTTTTTTTAATTAGAGTAGTACCTGCCATTACCATGTCTCTAAACCTGGACCTGGATAACTGTGGTCTACGTTTCTTTTTCTTAGTAAACTTATCTAAACCAATATTAAAATCATCAGCCCACTTTTTTTTGTCTATAACTTTTTTAGAATATATTAACCAAGATAGTTGCTCACTACTTGATGGGTTTATAGGTGTGTCTCCCATCTTCTCCCATATAATAGTTTTAATTTCATTTGCTAATCTACCAAACTCTTCTTTAAATTCTTGTTCAACTTTATCTAGTGCACCCAAATCAATATTGATGCCATTCATTTCCATATTACCTAGTACTGGAAGAAATTCATTCATCATCTTAACTGATTTAAGTAAGGGTCTATTACTTTCTTTTTTAAAGTCAGTCATCTGTGCATCAAACAGAGCTCTAGTAGATACTACATCTTGCCTGCCATACTCCTCAATTATATCAACAGGTATATTCTCAAATGAAATTTTATTTTTCATGTACTGATCTACTGCATCAGACTTTTGTGCTATACTTCTACGTTTACAAATATCCTTTAAAGACAAAGGTTTACGCATACCTCTAAGTAATACATACTCTCCTATCATTGTGTCATAAAGTTTGCCATCATATTTAAAACCAGATTCCAATAACCAAACCAAATCAAACTTTATGTTGTGACCTATTAATAATTTAGTTTTATTTAATGTGTCTTGTACTTTTTTGTGATTGTCTTGAACATCAAACTCTTTATGGTTGTGTGAAAAAAAATAATACTCAT